TTAGAGAGGCACAAAGCGAAGTTGCTTCGTTAAGTGATAAGTTCGGAGCAACTTCAAAAGAAGCGGCAGAAGCGGCAAAAAGAGCGGCGGATTTAAAAGATAGAATTGGAGATGCGAAAGCGTTAACAGATGCGTTCAATCCAGATGCGAAATTTAATGCTTTGAGTTCGTCAATTGGTGGGGTTTTAAACGGATTTCAAGCTTACGAGGGTGCGTTGGGTTTAATTGGAGTTGAAAACGAGGACTTACAAAAAACGTTATTGAAAGTTCAAAGTGCAATGGCTTTATCTCAAGGAATACAAGGTTTAGCGGAAGCAAAAGATAGCTTTGTTCAGTTGGGAGCGGTTGTTAAAAATACAACGTTGTTTACTTCGGCTTACAACTTTGTTATGGGTATTTCCAACAAAGAAACAGCGACAAATGTATTGGTAACCGAAGCAGATACGACCGCAAAAGTTGGTTTAACGGGTGCAACGGGAGTTTTATCAACGGTAACGGGTGGCGCAACTACAGCAATGAAGTTGTTTAGAGTTGCTTTAATAGCAACGGGAATAGGTGCAATTATTGTTTTGATAGGTTTACTAATTGCAAACTTCGACAAAGTAACAGCGGTTGTTACAAAACTTTCAAGATACGTAATTAAAGCTTATGATTATTTCGACAATTTAGGAACGGTAATTAAGGTTTTAGTAGGAATATTTTTCCCTTTTATTGGCGTTGTTTACGGCGCTATCAAAGCACTTGAATACTTCAATGTTATTGACACGAAAAACGAGCGTGATATGTCAGCAAGGCACGTGGCAAATATAAAACGTATTGATAAAGAACTAGCAAAACGAGAGGAAGCAAAGAAAGCACGTAAAAAAGCATACGACGAAGAAACTGGAAATATTGACCGACAAATTAAGTTATTAGAAGCGCAAGGAAAATCAACGGAAGCACTCGAAAAGTTACAGCTTAAAAGGTCGTTAACAAATCAACGTGAACTAATCAAAGAGGCACGATTAAACCTGCAAATTTTAAGAGCTACAAATATCGGTGGCGTAAACGACCAAATGATTGAGGAAACGTTAACCGCAATTGCTCAAATGAAACAAGGTATTTTAAACACTGAAACAGATATAAAAATTGCTCGAATTAATAATGCAAAAGAAACTAAAGAAAAAATTCAAGAAAGCGACAAAGAAATTGATTTAACAAAAGACGAAGCCTATATTGCAGAACAAAAAAGATTAGCGGATTTAAACAAAGCGGAATTAGATTCTTTAAAAGTAATTGAAGATGCTAAAAAAGCAAATGCGGATATGCTTTTAACAGAACAAGAACTTGCAATTCAAAAAGAAAATGAAGCATATCAAATAAAACTTGATAACGCAATAAAATTTGGGCAGGACACCGAAGCGTTAGAAATTGAACACTTAAATAATTTAAACAATATAAACTTAACAGCTCAAGAAAAACAATACGCAAATGATAAAGAGGCTAAAGAAAAACAAATAGCACTTGATAAAGAAACAGCGGAAAAGAAACTTGAAATTGAAAAGCTACTTAACGAACAAAAAGCAACTATTCAACAACAAGGTTTGGACGTTGCTTTACAAGGTATTGGAGTTATAAAATCCGTTTTTGAAAAATCTAAGGGGGTACAGAAAGCGGCGGTTATTGCTGAAAGTGCTATTGGTATCGCTAAAATGATTATTTCTAATAAAGTTGCGAACGCAGGTGCTTTGGCTTCACCCGCTAATATTTTAGTTCCAGGAAGTGCGGCGCCAATTATAGCTTTGAATAATATTTCAACGGGTTTTGGAATAGCGGCTAACGTTGCAGCAACAGCAAAGGCGTTAAGTGCTTTGGGTGGTGGTGGCGCACCTAGTGGGAGCGTTGGTAACGACGGCGGTGGCGGTGGTGGTGGTGGATTCAACCCTTCTTTTAACGTCGTTGGAAATAGTGGAATTAATCAGTTAGCAGGAATACAGCAACAACCTGTTAAAGCTTATATTACAACGGGCGAAGTGTCAACAGCTTTGAGTTTAGAACGAAATACACTACAAAAAACAACTTTTTAATTATAAGATTATGGAAAGAAAAGTAATTGAAATGCTTATCAATGATTTAGAGGACGAAGTTTTTGCGATTTCAGTTGTTACAAAACCCGCTATCGAAGAAAACTTTATTGCACTTTCAGAACACGAAATCGAGTTGAAAACAATTGACGAAGATAAACGCATTTTAATAGGTGCGGTTTTAGTTCCTGAAAAGGAAATCTTAAGAGTTGACGCAAAAAATAATCCTTACTACATTAAGTTTTCAGCTGAAACAATTAAGGTTTCAAGTGAATTGTTTTTAATGCGTTCAAAACAAAACAACGTAACACTTCAACACGCTAAAAAACTTGACGATATGTCGGTTGTTGAAAGTTGGATTGTAGAAGATAGCAAGGTTGATAAAAGCGCTTTGTATGGCTTTGAATATCCAAAAGGAACGTGGGTTGCAATGATGAAAGTTAACAACGACGATGTTTGGGAGCAAGTAAAAAGCGGTGCAATTAAAGGGTTTTCAATTGAGGGAAAATTTAGCGATAATACGAACTTATCGGAACTGGATTTATTAGAACAAATTAAGCAATTATTAAAACAAATATAAAATGAAGAATGATTTAATTATCGCTTTGAACGCGATTGAACAAAAACACGATTTGGAGTTGGCTTTGGCTGATGATATTAAGAAAGCTATTGATGCGGCTTTAACGTTTAAAGACAAAAAGAAACAAGCTTATAACAAAGTAAGCACGCCACTTTTAGCTTTATTTGATACATTAAGAGCTGAATTACAAACGGCAACAACAGCACAAAAAGGAATTGCAGATTTGAAAGCAAAAACAGCGGCGTTGGGAGTTGAAATGCCTGCTAAAATGTTACAGAATGAAAAAACTATCAACGATATTTTGAATAACACAAAATCAAAAGTTACTCAGTTAGATAAATTTATTCAAGCGTTACCAAATCTTTCGTTGTAATTAAAAACACAACAAAAATTAAATTCTTAATTATCTAAATATGAAAGAAAAAACAATTTTAAATAAGCTCAAAGTACTTTTAGGAATGGAAGTGAAATTAGAGCAAATGAAATTAGCGGACGGAATTACAGTTATTCAAGCGGATTCTTTTGAACCTGAAATGGAAGTAATGATAGTTACAACTGACGAACAAATGATTCCTTTGCCACCAAATCAAGCAAATATGCCTTACGAATTGGAAGATGGAAGATTATTAACGGTAGTAACAGAGGGCGTAATTGCTACAATTGAAATGCCTACCGAAGAAGAAGAAGAAGTTGTTATTGAAGAAACACCCGTTGAAGCGAGCAACGAACCAACAGCGCCAACACCAACAGCGAAGAAAGTAATTGAAACGTCGACTAAGGAAATGCACTTTTCAGCGGTTGACTTTGAAAACTTACAAACTGAAAACGAAGAGTTAAAAACTAAGCTTGCGGAATTAGAAATTAAACTTTCAGAGGCTACAATTAAACCGATAACGTTTAATCCTGAAACACAAAACAAAACACAAATTGATTTGTCGAAAACGGATTCAAAAACAAGAATTACAAACGAATTAAATAATTTAATTAAATAATAAAATAAAAAAATGGCTACAACATTAAATGTATCGTCAAACTACGCAGGACAAGTAGCGGGCGAAATTATCGGTAAAGCTTTCAAAGAAAGTGATACTATCAAAAGAGGATTAATAAATGTTATTCCTAACGTGGATTTTCAAATTTCAATTAGAAAAATCGAATTTACAAATGGATTGAAAAATTACGCTTGTGGTTTTGCACCTGTTGGAACGGTTACTCTTTCTGAAAAATTATTGACTCCAAAAAAATTGGATTTACCACTTGAAATTTGTAAAGAAAATTTAAGACAAACGTGGTCAAGTGCTTCAATGGGATTTTCAGCGCATAACGACGTGATGCCGAAAGACATTGAAACAGCATTAATTGCAGAAGTTTTAGGAGACGTTTCCGAAGTAACTGAAAGCGATATTTGGAACGGTGACGGTTCAGCAAACGGACACTTTGGAGGTTTCACACCTTTATTTGACGACGATGCGGATGTAATTAAAGCAAATAACGGAATTGTTCCTTTAGCAGCGGCTATCGATAAAGATAACGTTATTGAAGAAATCGAAAAAGTATTAAACGCTATTCCAGTTGCAGTTCGTAAAAGCCCAAATTTAGTATTCGGAGTTTCTGATAACGTTGCTTTGGCATACACGCAAGCGTTGGTTTCAGCAGGAATAAACAACGGTTTAGGTTCTAATGATTATCAATTGAAATACGGTCGTTACACTTTGGAAATAATCGGAGGTTTAGCAGATAATACTTTCGTTGCTTACGAACGTAAAAACTTGAATTTCGGTACTGGTTTGCTTTCAGACCATAACGAAATCCGTATTAAAGATATGGACGAAGTTGATTTGAGCGGTTTTGTTCGTTTTAGAATGGTTTATACAGCAGGAGTTCAATACGCAAATTCTAACGAAATTGTTTGGTATTTATCAACAACAGCAGTTGACTAAGAAATTAATTTAATTATAAATCAAAAGGGTGGTGCAATAAACACCGCCCTTTTTTAATACAAAAAACAGATGAGTTGTTTAATAGTAAATGGTCGAAATGAGTCGTGTTACGATTCAGTCGGTGGCATTGATGCTATCTATTTCGTTAATCGTGGTACGTATGTTTACCCAACAGATGTAACGTTTGAAGTTGGTACGGATACAATTACAGGAATTACGGGAATTACAGAAATTTTTAAATATGAATTGAGAGGAGTTAATTCATTTGACCAAACGCAAACGCCAAGTTCAGATAACGGAACTAATTTCGTTTCTCAAGCGTTAACGGTTCAATTGAAACAATTAACACCAACAATGCATAAAAACTTTAAGTTGATTG